TACGGCCGGCTCGATCAATTGCTGTCCGTGATCGTTATCGGCCGGCAGGGCGTAGGCAAAACCAATCTGCTGCGCTTTATTTACGCACAATGCCTGCTCATCGGCGCCGAGGTCAACGCCTGGGACATCCATGAGGACATCATCGCCGATCTGCCCGGCGCGCAGATCTACACGACGCCCCAATCGATTGTCCAATCCGCCGGCGCGACCATCGGCGAGCTCGATCGGCGCATCGCCTCTGGCGAGAAACATGCCGAACGGCCGCTGATGACCCTGATCGACGAATTTAATAGCCTATCCTATGCCGTCCCCGATGCGATTCAGGCCGTGGCCAGGATTGTGACTGAAGGTCGAAAGTATAACGACTTCTGCACCGTTTCCTGCAAGGGCGCGCCGGCGGCTGAATTCAGCAAGGCTTATATTCGCGACGCCTTCAGCGCGCGCTATGCGTTCAACACGACGACCCGTCAGGCGCTGATGATAGGCTTCGATCGGGAGGATGTTCAGCAGGTCCGCACGCTGGAAATCGGCCAGGCTCTCTTCGACGGACCGGTTCCCGCCCGCCTGGTTCGCATCCCGCTGATTACCTCGGCAGACGTGCAAAATCTTTTGCCCGCTTCGCAGCCATTTTCCGAAGTACTTCGCCCCGCTTCACCCCACTTCGCCGAAGCGGCCCCAGCCGAAGTACTTCGCCCCGGCGAAGCGGCTCCCGAAGTGGCCGGCGAAGCGGCGCGCGAAGCGGCTCGGGATCCCTTCGACGAAGTGGACGAAGCACGCCTGCGCCGTCAGCGCATCGCCGATCTCCTGCGCAGCGGCGCCAGCCGCAACGCCATCATCCGGGAGGTTTATAATGCGACCGGCGGCGAGCGCTATCAGAAAGCCGCAATCGAGATCAACAAGATTCAAAAGGAGATGCTCTCATGAAACGCCGATCGATTCTAATCATCCTCGCCTATTTGTTGATTTCATTCGCGTGGATCCCGATCGTGCGCGCCGATGGTCCGCCCCCGCCCCCGCCGCCCACGCCGATCGCGCCGCCGGTGAATCCCATCGATGTGGCCTATCAGCAGGCAATGCAGGCGCAGGCCGAGGCGCAGCAATGGCAGGCCGTCGCGCAGCAATCGATCGCGCAGTCACAGGCGGCCATCCAGCAGGCGTATGCGTCGCTGGCCAGCGCGAATGCCGGGCTGGCGCAGGCCCGATCGACGATCGCGCAGCAGCAGGCCGCGCTGCAGAAATCACAAGAGGCCCTGCGCGCCGCGCAGGCCGGGCAGATTCAGGCGGCCTCGGAGGCCGCGCGCCTGGCGCAATCATTCGCGCTGCAGGCGTCTGTGTCGGCGTTGAATGCACAGCAGCAATCGAATGCGGCGCTGCAACAATCCACGCAGGCCGTCATCGCACTGCAGACCGTCGCGGCTGCGAATCAAAATCTGGCGCAGCGCCTCATGCAGTCAGATGCCGATCGCGCAACGTTAACAGCCGCGCTCTATGCCGAGCGCGCGCGTTTCGATCTGCTGGTCAAACTCACGCTCGGCGTCATCCTCGCGCTGGCGATCGCGATCGGCTTCATCGCCTACATGGCCGTGCGGCTCTCGCGGCCGCTGCTACCGGCCAATGTCAAACTCATTCCGGCGATCGACCTGCGCCGGCCGTCGATCCCGGAAAATGGAAAAATGGAAATGGAGACTGTTCATGTTGACGCAACATGATTCACTCATGGTGATCGGCTTCGTGCTCTTCCTGATTTTCGTCAAAATAACTTGGCCGAAATCTCGCCAGCGCCGTGTTCGCCGATCCGATTTGCTCAAGATGCTCGACGAGATTCTGGAGGGAAAATGACCGCGAACACCGCGCACGCCAATGCCCCGCGCACGCCGCGCACGTCTTCGCACTCTGCGCCGTCCGCGCAGGATGCGAAGAAATTCACCATATCACGGCCCGCCACCCAAAAACAGATCGCCGAAGTGCGAGCGCAATTGATCTGGCTGCGCGATCACGGCTTCACCTTTTCGATGCTCGAGCACGACACCGGCCGCTCGGGCGGCTGGTGTCACAAGGTCATCAACAACCGCGATCGCTACATCGTCACCACGCTCGACGTCGCCGTGATCCGCGCCTCCTATCGATCGGCCTTCCGGCTGCACGGCCGTGAGCAGCACAAATACGCGCTGATGCAGCAGATCATCGTGCAGGCCGCCAACATCATGCGCGCCGTCGAGCAGCTTGCTGACGAAGCGTGAGAGAGAGGTGCATTTCTGTGGAAATGCCAGCGCCAAAAATATTAAGGAGCACATGAACATGAACATCCCCACTATCACCATGTCGAAAAAAGATGCGCAGGCAAAACTGCTCGCCTATCGCGCGCAGCTGCGGAAACGATCAGATGCCGAATATCAGGCCGCGGTCGCCGGCTATCAGGCGCTGGTGAAAGGCACGCCGTTGGTCAACATCAGCGATGTCTTTGCCCAGGCCGGACTCGGCGCGGATCTGCGTCCAAAACTCGCCATCGCTCGCGCCGACCGGCGCCAAGTCGCAGTCACCATCACAGCGAGCATGCTGAGTTTTCACGCCTTCAATAGGGACTCATGGCGCGAAAACGGAAGCGAAACCCTTTGGCGGAGAATCATGTATCAGCATCCGGATCATACGCACGCCACAACCGGATATGCATTGATCCCGATGATCCCCGCCGACGTGCGGCCGCGTGATGCGCTCGATCGATGCTTCGTGCTGTGGGAAGTCGAGCACTGGGCAGACCGTCCCGTGCGCTCCAGGCCCGATCGCGATCCCTATCTACTCAAACACATCATCGGCGACCTCTATGCCGTGATCGCCGAATGGGATCTGACCGAATTGGAGCGCGCGATCATGCAAGGCCGCCGGGCATAAACGCACTGGAGACGGCGCGCTGTTTGTGCCACTAGAACAAATTAGAACACAACCTATCAATTTCAAAAACCCCTTGACAATTCGCGCGAATTGAATACAATAGAAGATGCAGGCGGTTAAACCGCCTGACAAAATCCTGAAAGGAAAACACCATGAACACGCAGCAGATCGACCTCAGCAGCATCACCCGCGGCACCTACGACGAAATCAACCTCAGCAGTCTCGATCCGCAACTGAAGCAATCCGTCCTCGACCTGATCGACCGCGCCGCCGACGCCGACAAAATCGACGAGCACGGCTCCTGGGATTTCAGCGCCGCTTTCGACAAAAAAGGCCGCGGCCAGGCTATCAATTGGGACCTCTATGGCGTCGGCTACGACTGCCACAGCGGCCAACTTCTCATCGTGGTGCAGATTCGGAAATATGAAAAGCGGCACAAGAATTGGTTCCCCTCCATTCGCAAGAACTATTTCCTCGTCGGTACCAATGAAGACGGAACCACGTTCGCGCACAGTGTCAGCCACGCGCCGATCTTCGCGGCCATCCGCGCCGAGCGCGACGTGGTCCGCGCCGTGCAAAATTGGATCTTCGGCGGCGACTACTGCGCGATGATTCGCCAGGGCGATCTGGCGCTGATCCCGATGAAGTCTCGGCCGGCCGGGACGAAGGGCCAGCTGCGCAAAAGCGCCGTGCTCGAGGACTCTCACGAGCTCAGCGCCACACAGATCGCCAACGTCGAGGGCCGCATCTACGCCAAGAATCCGACGCTGGTGCATCAGCCCGGCACGCACTCGACGGTGAGCGGCCTCGGCTGGTACCGGGTGATCGTCGGCAAGCGGGCATCGTTTTGGAAATTCGCCGCGCCGACGATTGATTGATGAATGAACGCCGGGCAGGTTCTGCTCCTTGAACCTGCCCGGCGCACGAGGCTGGCAATGTACGACGAAAATCGGAATCTCAGCGGCACGCAGTTGAAAAAACTTGCCATACTCCGCCAGCGCAATCAATGCTATGTGGTGCGTGACGGCAATCTGCTCTATTGCCTCGTGCATCGCATTTACACCGACAATCTCAAACGCTGCGCGCGAGCGCCGAAAAGGAACGCGAGCCATGTTCATTAACTTCGATATAGAACCATCTCAATTCGTGCTGATGAAAATCGACGATGATAAGCGCCGTTGGTACTATGCCAGCGGTGAGCCGCGTGTCGTGCTGCGTCTCGACGGCTTTGCGATCGAGGACATCCAGCCGGGCGAATGGTGCGACGGCTTGGTCGGCTGGGATCGCGGCGACGCCGGCTATGTGCTCCCCGCGCACGTCGGCGCCAAGCACACCAAGATCACGTTGAAATCGCACGGCGTGAAAGAGTTTTCGATCAATACGCCGCCCGCCGATCTAAAAATGCTATCCGCCATCCTGGCCGAAGCGCCGCGCCAGATCGTAAAATTCGACGCCGCGCAGATCGCCGACGAGACGATCTCCTGGTTGACCGAGCACGTGACGCGCCTCAGCCATAAACTCAGCATCGGCGGCTGGCATCCGGGCGTCGCGCCCGATCGGGATTTTGTCCCGCTGCGCGCTGAGATTGAGGATTTGTGCCGCATCGCCAACGGCGAGATCGACCGCGCCACGGCCAGCGAGGAGCTGGTCGGCGAGACGAATGAATTGATACAGGACATTGCGGAGTTGTGCGCCTGGTGGTGGACCGCCGAATATCAGATCCCGCAGTCGTGGCGCGAGACGGACCTCGGTCGCGCCTGGGACGCCGCGCGCTTTTGGCTGCTCTCCGACGACATGATGACGCTCAGCGATGCCGCCGCGCAGATGGGCTATGCCGCCGATTCTACCGGCCTGAGCAGGATCGATCGTCTCATCGAGCGCGGAAAATTATCGATCTACATCGATCCATCCGAATCCAATCCCCGCCGGGCGCGCCGGGTGTCGAAACGCGAGGTCAAAGCGCTGAAACGCAGCGCGAAAAAATAGAGGTGCATTTCCGCAGACATGCCAACGGCCGATCGGATCCCTCCGATCGGCCGTTGATGTTCTCCAGTGTTGGCGATCGTCGCATCAGGCCGCCAGATCTCCGCGCGACTTCAGAAAATCGATCAGCGTCCCCAGCACCCGCGCCACTTCCTGCACTCCTGCCGTCTCCGGATCGAAGGCCTTATCCGCCGTGTAACCCGCTGTCACGCTCCAACCCGTCGATTGCGCTACGGGCGCGGAATTATTGAAGCCCACTTTTGTTCCGCGATGCGCCAAATCCTGTGCGACGGCCAGCGATCCGCCTGTAGTCATCCCATCGGTGAATGTCCCGAGCAAAAGATTCCCGGTGTCCGGCTGAATTCTCGCACGCTCCGATCCATTCGTGTAAAATCTGAGATGCCCGTTCGTCGCCGGAGCGCCATCGATAAATCCGATCTGGACGGTGTCATCACCGGCAAGAAAGACCTGGAAATAATCGTCGGCGCTGTCTAGGGTAAAGATCGGCTGATTCTTGGCCAGAATGACCGCGCCTGATGGGGTTATGCGGAAAAGAGGAGCGCCTGTGGCGCTTTCTACCAATAAAAGCGCGGCGCTTTGACCAGCTGTCCCCGTAATCACCATCGTGGTCTGATCGCGGCCTTGCAGGATCGCGCCCGTAAACAAAATTCGGAATATAGGTGTTTCGTCCGAATCTTCCACAACGAGCAGACTGGATTCCTGATCGGTCATACTCGTCACAATCAAGCGCGCCTCTTCGCTGGACGCTTGCGTATCGTTGACGACCTGCACAATTGGCCCTATGCGATGATTCCCATAGCGCGGAAGATGCGTCATGACATCACCGCCTAGCGTCGAGAACATCAAACTCAGCGGCTCGTCGTACCCCAAGTGTATATTCGGCCCGACGTAAATATCGGCGCAATTCGCCGTCGTCCTGACTGCGCGTTGGGTATCCAAGCCATAGCCGAAAGTGTTTCCTTCAATGAATGTTCCTTCAGCGTAGTCGGCGCGGATATGATAGGTTGTCGTGTTCGGCGTCGCTGAGAACCAATTATCTCGAATGATCGTACCGCGCAGTGGATACGAGGACGAACCCTGAAGATCAATCAGCGTGGCGTTCGTTCCCGGCGTCGAACCTGACGTGGGCTCGAGGTTGTTATTGGTGATGATCACATTCTGTCCGGCTACGATGGTAATGCTGCCGTTAGCCGACACGATCGAATTGTGATCGATAATGAGTTGGCGCGCTGCAATCGCGCCATCCACCAAATTCACCTCTATCCCCGGCCCGACACCGGCGATCGTGTTGTCGCGGATTGCCAGCGTATCACCGGCCCGATCGAGATAGATCCCCCCGTAAATATAATTCTCGCGGATAACGCCGTTGAAGATTCCATCCAGATAGGTCGGGAACGTCGTACAGATTCCGCGTCCACCGAACGGCCCAATCCAATTATGCTCGATTACGAACTTGGAAATGGGCCGCTCGCCGTTAAAACTGCTGGTCGCATCGAGATTGATTCCATGCCGCGCGGGCGTTCCGCTGGCTGGCACGATTTTCAAGCCGGAAATTCTCAGACCTTCTGCCGGTCCTCTTACCCGAATCACGTCCACCGTCGCGCCGACACTGGCATCGACGATGATTTGCGATCCCCAGCCACAACCGACCAGATTAATCGGCCCCTCGATCAGCAGCAGCTCGGTCCCGCTGCCCGCAACGCGATAATTGCCAGATGGGAAAATGACCATACCATCTACCAATATTGCCGCGTCAATGGCCGCCTGAATCGCCGCCGTGTCGTCCGTCGCGCCGTCGCCGGCGGCGCCGTAATCGCGCACGTTATAAACTCCCAGCGCCGCGGCGAGATTCTCCGTCGCGAGCGCCGGCGTATCAGCCGACATCACACGCAGCGCATCATAGTTGGCTTCGCGTTGTCCAAATTTAGCCATCGGGAGCCGCCCGGAACGTCACGCCATTCGCGGCGCTGTATTCGATTTCCTCAAGGTAGATGCGCCGGATCTGATCGTAGCCGCTGCCGGTGATCTGCCCGGCCAACCCCGGCGCATCGTCCAGCTGCATCCAGCCCGGCTGGATCTGCCAGTCCTCCAGCAGCGTGCCGCTGGGCGAATAGAGCCGCCCGCCGCGGTAATGATAGGCCGTGGCCGTCGGCGTCGGAAAATAATCGATGCGGCGATCGCCCCGGCACATCAGCGACCAGCGATTGCCGGCCGCGTCGCCGGCGGCCGCCGCTTCGCTGGCCACGGTCCACAGGGTCAGCGGCAGCCGATCGTCGATCTGATAATCGATGTCGTTTCCTTCGATGGTGCCCTCGACCAAATAATCGCTCTGCGTGGCGATCAGCGATTGGATGATCGCCGTCACGTCCTGCGTGCCGGTGATCGGGCAGATGCGCCAGCCCGCCGTGAAAATATAGCCGAAGAGATTCAGCTTCAGCCGATCGGCGCCCGACCGCGCCCCGATCGTGTATTCGTCCGGCGGTGTAATGATCGGCCAGGCGTGTGTTTTCAGCAGCGTCGCCGCTTTGGCATTCGCCGCCGTGCTGGTCAGGCTCGCGTCAAGAATCGCATTCTCGATCCGGCCATACTGCGCGATCGCGGCCGGATCTGTTTTCCATTCCGTTTCGGCGCGCGCCGGCGGGATTTGCAGCACGGCGCCGTCGCCGTACACCGTGCCGGCGCTGGCCTCGCTCGTGATCCGGAATCGCACCGTCCCGCCGTAAGTGTTGGTGTCGGGGATGGTGAGCGTAATCGTCACATCGCCCAATTGGCCGCGCGTGCTCCCGGCCGCGATCTTGGCGTCGGTGTCAGTGCGATTGATGGCCACGCGCCACGATCCGCTGAGCACGTGCAGCGAGACGCGCGCGGTGTAGGCCGCATTGGCGGTGATGCTCAGACTCGCCTGGATGTCCGCGCCGCGCACCGTCGTGTCGGCGACGACGATCTTGCACGAGTACGATCCATCCGTCACCCATTCCGTGCTCTGCGTCACCGTCGCGCCGTTGACGGCCGTCCAGGCGCCCGACTCCGCGCTGCCGTTCGTCAGGAGATTATCTCCCAGGCGCGTATAGATCAACTTGATCGCATTCGCGCGATCGGCCATGCTCAGCGTCCACAGCACGCCGTCGCGCAGATACGACATCGCGCCGACGAATCCCTGCCATGCGACCAGGCTGCCCAGCGAGGCGCGCACATCGCGCATCAGGCCCCGTAAGAACATATCCTCGAGATCGCCGCGATCGCCGCGATACTCGCAGTCGGCCGTCCACCAGCCGCCGATCCGCCGCGTGCGATGTTTCCAGGTAGCCTGGACCCGATCGCTGAAGTTCCCGATGAAGCGATTGCCGGACAAGATCGGATTATAAAAATTGAATGACAGATCGCTCATGTCGTCCCGAAGGGGTTCCAGTCCGCGCCGCGCAGCGTGCGCCAGCGCGCGTAAACCAGATACTCGAAGGCGAGATCGATCGACAGTTCGCTCCCGTTGGCGATCGATTCGTGCGCGAAAACGAGATAGGGATAATCGGCGCGGTGATTGGGACCGGCCCAGCCCGGCGCCGTGATCGCCGCGCTCCACAGGATATGTTGAGCAGCTCCATCAAATTGCGATGCGGCGAAGGCGCTCGCTTCGCCGAGCGGGTCCGTGGCGGCGACCAGACTCTCGATCGTGCCGCCCGCCGACACGTCGGCCTCCGATTCAAGATGCACATAGCCGTCGTTGACCGGGATCAATCGATAACAATCCAATTGCAAATCCTCGGCCCCGGCGAAGCGCTCGACATACAGGCCCAGCGCGCAATTGTTCAGCGCATCGTCGCCATATTGCCGCATCAATCGTTTGATCGGCGGGATGGAGGCCACACCCATTTCGTACCAGTGCCATTTCCCATCGGCCGTGATCAATTTCTTATCCGGCAGCATGGTCTCGGATTCCAGCGCCGAGACGGGCATGAAATTATTGAATCCAAATGACAGACCGGCGCGGATGATGGTCGGAGTCGCCGTCGTCGTAGCGACTTTGGCGCGCAGCAGCACCAGGAATCGGCCGCGCTGATCGTTCGGATTGGCCGTCACGTGGCTGACGCGCACGATCGAGCGCAGCGCCCATTCATCGCCCGAGGTGAAATCGCAATCGACGCGCGTGCCGTCGAAGGCCGTGGCGTCGCTCGCGTTGGATAGATCGCTCAGCGTCGGATCGACGCCGTCGTGCAGCGACCAGGTCTCGACAAAATTCGCCGGCGCGCCCCAGCGCGTCGTCCTCCAGCCGGCCCAGATCTGGCTGAATACGGCATTATTGTCCGCGTAAAATCTGGCCCAGCTCAGCCGCGCCGGCACGTCGCCCGCAATCAGAGCGATGAGCGGCGCTTTCGATCCGCTCGCGTCGATATTGGTCAGCGGGTCGGGCGGCATGCTCTGCCCATCGTAGGGCGCCTCCCAGAATGGGCTGCGCTCGATCTTCAAAATCAGCGTCGGCAGATCCTTCGTGCTCTCGACAACGTAATCATAGAACCCATGCTCGAGCTCATACGACATGCGCACAATCAACGCCCGCCGCGGCAGCGATTCGTCGTCTATCTGCGCCGTCAGCCACACCGCTTTGAAATCAGCCGCATCGCGCGAACGCTCGACATGCTGAATGTATTCGTCCAATAATTGCAGCGTCGCGGCCAGCGCGTCCGCGCTGCCGGCGCGCACGCGCAGCGTCAGCACCTCGAGCAGCGTGCGGCTGTATTCCGTCTCGAGCGGGGTCTTCGGGACCCAGCCATTTTCCGCGAGATCGAATCCGTCCGCATAGCCCAGGAGATTGAGCGAATCGCCGAATTCGGTTTCGTTAAACACATGATTCAGCGTCAGACTGGCCATCACATTCTCCGCTCGAATTGCGCGGTCTGCGCGCGCCGCTGCCGATCGAGCAGCACCTCGACGCCGTCCCGATCAGTCGTCACGTTGTATGTCGTATTGGCCGTGTTGCTCACGCTCGCCGCCGCCGATCGCAGGCCCGCGCCGCTGATCGCATTCAGCCCGGCCGTGTCCAGCGCCAGCTGCGGCAGCGCCGCGCCCTGCGCGATGCCCAATGCCAGGCCCCTCATCATGTTCTGCCCGATCTCCTGGAACGCTTTCGACGGCGATTGAATGCCAAGTTTCTTGCGGATGTCGTCGATCGTGTTCTGGAAGAAATCGCTAATGCCCTTGCCGATATTGGCGAACATCGATTTGATTCCGTTCCACAACCCCTCGATGATCTCTTTGCCGATCGCGAACAGCCGCGCGGGCAGCGTGCGAAAGAAATTGATGATCCCCTCCCAGGCGTTCTCGATGAACGTCTTGATCCCGTTCCAGGCGTTCTCGACGGCCTCTTTGATCTTCGCCCAGATGATGAGCAGGATCATGCGGACCGTCTCGACGGCTTTGGCCACGTAGTCCTTGATGCCGTTCCAGATATTCGTGAACATGTTTTTAATCGCGTCCAGCGCGCCGCGCACGTCGCCGCGCAGCAGCGACAGGACCGCGTTGACGATGCCGCGAATCACCTCGAGCACGGTCCCGACAAAAATCTTGATCCCGTCCCACACGCCCTGGAAAATGCGCTGGATCTCGCCCTGGTTCTCGCCGATCCATTTCGCGATCCCGCCGAAGATGCTCGTAATCGTGTCGTAGAACCATTTGATCACCGGCTCGACGATGCTGCGGATCGTGTTCCAGGTCTCGCCGATAAAATTCTTGATGTCCTCGCCGTGCGTCGAGAGGAACGTCGCCACGGCGCCGAACACGGATTGAATGAACGCGCCGATCGCCTGCACGGCCGGCTCGACCGTGGCGCGGATATTCTCCCAGGCCGTCGCAATCGACGACTGGATCGCCGGCCCGTTCTCCGTGACCCACCCGAAGATTGCCTGCAGCCCGCCGATGATCGCGTCGAGCACCGGCTGCACCGCCGCCTGGATCGCCGGCCAGTTGGTCTGGAACCACGCGACCACGCGGCCCACGCCGTCGATCGCCAGCTGCACGAAATTGGCGATGCCGTTCGCCAGCGATTCGATCGCGGCCTGCACCCGAGGACTCGACAGGAATTCCATCAGGCCCTTCATGCCGGCTTTGAGTTTCTCGAAGATCGGCTTGCCGATCACGCGCCCGGCCTGGCCGATCCAGTCCTTGATGTTGCTCAGCATCCCCTCGAACGTGTTGGACTGCGCGTCCATCATGCCGCCGAATTTGCCCTGCATCGATTCGAGCAGCACGGTCATCGACTCGTCGAGCGGACTCAATAATTCGCCGCTCTTGCTGAAGCGCAGGCCCATTTCGGACAGCTCTTTGCGCGTGACGACGCCGAGCTCCTGGAAACGCGCGATCGCTTCGCCGGTGGACCCGGCCGAGAATTTGCCGATGTAGCCGGCGATCTCCTCGAACGACGCGCCGGTGCCGGCCGCCACGTCGCCCGCGATCGTCCGGATCTCCTTGCCGCTCGCGCCGAAGCGCTTGGCGGTGTCCTCCGCATGCAGCCCGAACGATTGCAGGACTTTATCGGCGCGCACGACTTCGGGCAGTTCAAATGGAGTTTTCGCGCCGAATTCTGCCAGTTCCTTCAGACGTTTTTGCGCCGCGTCGGCGGACCCGAGCAGCACGCCGAATTGAACTTCATATCGCTCGAACTCGGCATTGCCGTCGATCATCGCCGACTTGAGATCGCCGACGACGTCGGCAACTTTGCTCAGGCCTGCCGTGACGATGTTGCCGATCACGAAGCCCCCGGCGATCTTGCCGAGGCTGCCCAATGAGGATTCGATCGAGGATGAAAACGAGCGGGTCTCGCTCTTGGCCTTGTCGAGCGATTGCGTGAAGCCGCCCACATCGCCGACCAGCTTGATCACCATCGTCGCCAGTGTGCTCATTAACTTGCCGCCTGTCGCAATATTATTTCATCCGCATGTTAAAGCCGCGCATCCGATCGAAGACCTTTTCCCACGGCCTCTTTTCGCGCTTGCCGATCGAGGCGAAGAAATCGCCCGGCTCGAACGGCTCGCGCTGCTGCTTGTCGTCGCGGTGGATGTTAGCCAGCAGGCTCGCGATCACGCCGGCGCGCAGATCGGCCCGCGCCTCGCCAAACGGCTCGATCGTGTAATAGGCCATCCACTCCATCAATAGCGGCGCGGACATCTGGCGCAACATCGCCTCGACGTTCCATTCGCCCAGCGCGAGCGCCAAACGGAACGCGAAGAGGCGCGCCGGCTGATCGCTCAGGCTTTTTTTGCGGCCTGCTGATCGAGATCGCTGAGCCGCTGCACGACATCCATGATGCGCTTCAGCGGCAGCGGATTTTTCCGGCCCAGCGCTTCCAGATCCGCGTCCGAAAACAGCCGCCGGCCCTGCGCATCGACGATGCACATCGCCGGAATGCGCAGCATCAGATCCAACATGGCCGGCTCGCGATCGCCATTCGTCGCCGACATGCTGCTGCGTCCGACCTCGATCCATTCCGCGGCCGTCAGCGCGCGCACCAGGACCGCGCCGTCGGGAAACCATTCGGGCGTCGGCACTTCCTCAGTCGGCAGATCATTCGCCGCGAGAATCTCGTCGCGCGAGAGGATTTTCGCCATCGCTTACGTCCCCAATTCGCGCGTGATCTCGCCGCTGATTTTCAACTTGATTTCTTCGGTCACGGCACCATCGACCGGCGACTTCGTGCCCCAATCCGTGACGATCGCCGCGAAGGTGTCGCGGTAGCCGTTCGGGTACACGATCTTGAAATTGGCCTCGGCGCCGCTGTCGATCAGCGCGCGCAGAGCCTGCTGCGTCGAATCGGTCGGCACGCTGTTGATCGGGAAACTCACCTCGCCGCCGTCGCGCAGGCCCGCGATGTATTCGCGCCAGCCCGCGCTGCTGTGGCTCGTGACCTCGATCTGCTCGCGGGTCTGATTCGGCCCGTCGATGTCCAACACCTCGGCGATCGTGTCGAAGGTTTCCGCCGTGCCGCCGTCGCCCAATTGGAGCAGCACGCCATTGCCAGCTACTGCACTCGTCATGTCGTTCCTCCTGTCGAAATAGTGATGCCTTCACTGTGCCAGATCGCCACGTCCAGCCGCACGACGTGCGTGGCGTGCGTCTCGCTGTATTCGTCCAGCTCGCCCGTGATCAATGCGCCGTCGATGCGCATCTCGACGATGTCCTGATTGCGATAGTCCTCCCACGCCTGGCGCACGGCCAGCGCCAGCGCCTTCGCGCCGGAATACGTTTCATCTTCACACGTGAATTGAAACAGCGTGCGCGCCAGGTTGCTCGATCCCGAGCGGCTGCTGATGTGCTGCGTATCGACGATCTGATAGACCAGCGTCGGCTTGGCCGCGTCCTGCGGCGCGACGTTCGGATACAGCCGCTCGTCGATCAAATCGGTGATCGCGTCCAGGCTCAATAGATGTTCGACAACCGCTTCGGCGATGGTACTCATTGCGTTTTATCAATCGGGACAAATTCATCTGTCTGCCCGTGGTCATGAATTTTGAATACCTGCTTTATTTTCTCTGTGACTTCATTGTAAGCGGCCAGGCTGCGGCGCGGATAGCCGGTATCGATGAACCATGATTCAACCGTCTTCAATTCATTCAACAATGATTGCACCGCTTCCTTTTCCACCTTAGTCGCCATATCAGTCCTCATCCGTCGCATTGTCCAATTGCGCGCGCCGCGTCTCGAGCGCCTGGCGCATCGCGGCGCCGAAGGCCGCGAGCGCGGCCGCGGTCGATTCGTCGAAGGCCGGGCGCAGCCACGGTTTGGCCGAAAAACCCGGATGCTTCACGCGCCGCGCGGTAATCAATTTCCCGCTGCGCAGAAAGCGCAGCATGGGCCGGCCCTTGATGACGTGCGGCTTCGCGCCGGTTTCAAGAAAACGCAGATACCATTTTTTCTTCGACGGCCCCAGCGCGCCCGTCACGGCGCCGCGCTGTTTCGACGAGATCTTGATCGCCGTGGCCTTGCCGGGCCGTGAGCTGCGCGCCCGGCCGCGCCGCTCGGCGTTGACCTGCATGGCCTTCAGCCCGGCGCGCACGCCTTTGCGCGTCGTGCCCTTCACGCTCAGGCCCACCGCTTGCAGAGCGGCGATCAGATCTTCGGCGCCCTCGAGGCTGCCTTTGACGACGACCGATTTGCTCATGCCGTAATCGCCTCGCTGCACATCAGCACCGTCTCGCGCTGTCGGTTGTCGTCGAGCACGGCCTCGATCTCGAATGAGCGCGATCCCCACTCGACGATCATCGTCGGCGCCAGGCCGGGATAATAGCGGATCGTGACCTTGTGCGTGATAGACGCGGCCTGCGCCTCGACATCCTGATACTCGCTGCCGCCCGTCGTTTTGATCGCCGCGCGCACCGTCGCCACGGTGGACCAGGTGATGATCTCCTCGTTGAACGTGTTCAGCGTCACCGTTTTCGATTTGATCGTGATGACGTGCCGCAGTGTTCCCGCTCGCATTAGAACCTGAGTCCCCGATTGATCCCCAGCAGCGATATAACGCCATGCTCAATCGATTTGCTGATGCTTCCAATCAGCACTGTTTCCCGGTTCTCATACCAATGGCCCACCAGAAGCAAAATCGCTTGTTTGATGCGCATGGGCACGCTGGCCGCATTGGCATAACCGCAGACGAACCGGATCGCGATCCCGTTCGCGTCGCGCAAAGTCACCGCCGGCCAGGTATAAAGGCTTTTCAGGATCAGCCAGCCCGGATCGCTGACGGCATCGACGATGTATTGGCTGCTGCTCAATGTCGTCTCGACATCGTCCGCGTCGGTATATTTGACGCTCGTGATGCTTTGCAAAGGCGGCTTGGGAATCTCGATGGTGTTTCTGCTCGGCCAGGCGTCGAGATAGAATTCCCAGGTCTGCGGCATGTAGACGCGCCAATCGAATTGCTCGCACCATTCGCGCGCCGCGATGATCAGATTGCTGATATAGGTGTCATCGGTCGAGATGTCCACCCGGCACTGCGCTTTGGCTTCGGCCAGCGTCACCGGTTCGGAGGCCGGCGCCGTGATCAATTTAACGCCCATCTATGGACCTCGCTTGCGCTCTCGAGCAATGGGGCGATCGCGCAGGCTGGGAACCGGCCGATCGCGCAGGCTGGAAATCGGCCGATCGCCGCGCGCCGGATAGCCGCCTAACCCGCCGCCGATCGAGCGCTCTCCGCTGTAATTGATGGCCAGATCATTTCCGGCTAACACATAGGCGCCCGCGCCGCCGGCAATCTGATACGCGCGATCGAATTCCGCCTCGACGCCGTCCAGCGCATATGCCTCAGCATTCGCCTCGAGCAGCCGATTAAACAGCAGTGCCGCATCACTGCCTGATTGTGCATAGGCGCCTGCATCACCCGCGAGAATGCGCGCTGCCAACAGCGCCGCGTCCAGGCCGGCGATCGCGAATGCGCCGGAGGATGCAACGAGCGTATACCCGCCCGCCGGCGTATAGGTCAATTCGACGCCGACGCCGATCAGCGTGTAGGCGCCCTGCGCGGCGAGCAAAACGAGCGCCCGCCATAGCGCGATGTCAAGGCCGGTGAGCGCATACGTCCCCGCGTCGGCGGCGAGCGATCGGCCCAGCAGCAAAGCTGCATCGACACCCGATAAGATATAAGCCCCGCTCTCCGCGCCGATGAGCCGATCGAATAATAGCGCCGCATCCAGGCCGGCGATGACGTGCGCGCCGGCCTCACTGGCGAGAAGATAAATGCGCGGGAATGATGCATCAAGGCCGGTGAGCGCATACGTCCCCGCGTCGGCGGCGAGCGATCGGCCCAGCAGCAAAGCTGCATCGACACCCGACAAGATACAGGTCCCGCTCTCCGCGCCGATGAGCCGATCGAATAACAGCGCCGCATCCAGGCCGGCGATGACGTGCGCGCCGGCTTCACTGGCGAGAAGATAGATGCGCGGGAATGATGCATCAAGGCCGGTGAGCGCATACGCCCCCGCGTCGGCGGCGATCGTGTAGCTGTGCAAGAGCGACGCTGCAATGCCCGCTTGGGCAAATGATCCTGCGGCCGCGCCCAGGCTGCGATGAAATAGCAGACTCGTCGCAATGCCCGTTTTAGAGAATGATCCCGCGCTCGCGTCCAGCGTATAGGCCGTTCCTGCTGAGATCTTGAACGCGACGATGACCGTCGCTTCGCTGGCTCCCGTCGCCGTCCAGGTGCAGCCGATCGCGTTGGTCGAGTTATATGGATTGACGGTCGCCACGGCGCCGCCGATTTGAACGCCGTTTTCCCAGGGCTGTTGGAACTCTTCTGAGAAATCACCATCGGCAACGTAGGTATCTGTGTTGGTCGTCGTGTATCCGCTCAGGATCAATTCACCTGAAGCGGCGGGTGTGATATTGCCGCTGACGTTGCTAGTGCTGCTGCCGTTGATCGTATCGTAGACGCCCGATCCAGTCACCATGCCGCTATAAGCCAGCACAAAATACGTCGCCCAGGATGAGTCGCTCGAGGTGGGCAGGCTGAATGTATGGCCCGTGCCGACGGTCGGCGAATAAGCATACCAGACCTTGACTCGATTAGTGCCTGACCCATACATGGTCAGACCCTGCCACGTGTTTGACTTTGAATCGGTGGGCGTGACCGTGGATGCATTGTAACTGCAGCAGACAATGATCAGCAGATTCGCGCCGGTCGTATTGATCGCATCGGTCGTAAATCCGGCGTTGCCATCGCCGTTATATTTGCTGGTTTTAGCGACGAGTGTAGCCGCCATAGAGCCTCATGCGATCGTGAACACGCCGTTCGCGTCGTCGAAGTTGATCGTGAACGTCTCGCCATTATGCAGCGTCACGTCCGAGCCATAATCATAATAGGCGATCAGCGGATCGGCGGGCGAAGTTGGATCGTCGTTGTAGAGAATCACGTAGCGGAAGGTCGCCACATCGCCCGAGGCCGTCAGCACCAGATCGCTCAGCGTCAATTTATAGGTGCCGCTGGTTTGTGCGCTGCTGGCTACCGTCACCACTCGCGCAGAGAGATTCGTGTATGAAATCTGCGTCACCTGCGAGAGTGTCGCCCAGGTGTTTGTCGGCGCGGTCGCCGAGAGAGCCACGGTGATCGTGCACGTCGAGTCCGACGTGAAATTATGGACGCCTTCGGCGAGATGCTCGACAAACGGTTGGAACTTGGTATAGGTTGCCATAGTTTATCCTCGTTTTTTTTGCGAATGTTTCCTCGCGCCATCCGCGCGGCACTTCATTCCGATTTCTTGATCGTCTTTGCGCGCCGTTTCGACGGCGGAACAATTTCGACCTCGGCTGCCGGCGGCGCGCTCTCAACCTCGCCCATCGGCAGCGGCGCCTGGGCCGGCACGCCCGGCTCCGGCATGGCTTCGATGAATCCGCAGCGGCCGACGTCGGCCGCCTCTTCATCGCTCAACTCCACTTCTTTCCCGGCCGTCAATTGAATAATTCTTCCGCAGCTGGACACGCGCACGGTTGTGCGCGCTAGATATTTGAGCATCTTCACCTCCTTGAACGGATGCAGCCATCCCCCGTTCGTGTAATGCCATACCGGCACGTCGAACCGGCCATAGGACGTGAATCCTGCCTGCAAGGCCCGCGTGGCAAATCCCAGATCCGGGCAGGGATTGCGCGGCGATGAATGCTCGAACGGGATCGCTTCGACAATAGGCCGCCGAAACAAGGTGCACCCCATGCCGCAGCCGCACACGCGCCATACGATATTCTTGCGCGCCTGGCGCAGCTCGCGCGGATGCTGAGTCAGGCTCATGCCCAGGCTGCGATTGTTGACGTACTGCCAGGTGCTCAACATCGGCCGGCCGTGGCGCAGCAAATACGGCGCGTAGATCACATCTCCGGGCGTATCGAGCAGCCGCTGCACCGCGTCCGGATCCGGCAGCACATTGTCGTGCTCGATCGTCAACAGCGCATCGTAGGGGCGACCCTCGCAGTCGCTCCCTTTCAAGAACCACTCGCGCGCTTGCTGATACTGGTGCAGCACGTTGCGATGATCCCCGATCGGATATGGGTTGTCCCACGTCACGTGCCAATCGAATTCGCCGTCGCGCAGCACCTGCGCCTTGATCGCCGCCTCGCACTCCGGCCGAATCGCCGTCTCTTGCGTGGCCGGATCGATCCACGTGGGTGTGAAGATCAGGATTGAATCACCCATACGTGCCCCGGCTCAACGTCGTCATACTGCACGTGCCAGCCGATCGCGCGCTCGGCATCGCTCCAGCGCGGCCGCCGCTCCCGAAAAACCTTGCGCTCGCCGTGCGCCTGGCTTCGGATGGGGTAATGCTGGCGGATGAATTTCCGCGGAAATACCCGCCGCCCCGGGAAGCGCACGTCGTGCCCGCCCTGCCCGCGCAGGTCCGGCGTGATGCCCGGCAGTTTCTTCCACGTGTCACACAGAAATCCCGGCGAATCATAGTAATGCCGATTGAACGTCGCCACCGGATCGCCGCTGACGAAGGTGTCGTCGGGCGGCGTGAAGTTTCGATGGATCATCTCCAGCGCGTTATAGCCCAGCCGATCGGCCTCGGCGATCGCGGCCAGCACGTCGTCGCCGCCGTCCGGCGCCGCCAGGTAATGATCGGCGCCGCTCAGGCTGAACCAGTCCGAGGGGATCTCCCTCAGACGCTGCTGAAAATGATCGAGCATCGCGCCCCATTCAAAGGTGTCGATCGGGTGCGACGGCCAGCGTTCGACCGCCACACCCGGCTCGCTCAGCGCGATTTCATAACTGCCGTCGTCCGACCAGTTGTCCAGCACGTAGGCAAACATGCCGCGCTGGATCCAGTGGCGCAGCATCGCGCGCAGGATGTCCGCCTCGTTATAGCAGGCGATCAGCGCCGTGACGATCATGCCTCACGCCGTGGGATGCGTGCCGTAGTAGATCGCATCCGCATTCAGCGTCTTGTAGACGATGCTCGTGCGATAGTGCAGCATCACGCGGCTGGTGTTGGCCTTGCTGTACGGGTCGTACAAAAAGGTCAGCGGAATCTCGCGCATCCCCATGTACTCAAAGTTGCCGAAAATGCTCGATTTGTTGCCGGCGCCGATCGCGGGCACGAACGATGACAGGAACGCCTGCGATTCGCCCAACGCTCGCGGCGCCATTCCGGCCGGCGTGGCCTGATACAGGAACGGGTTGCCCGTCAACTTTCGATAAGCCCCCAGCGTCGCGCGCCGCATCACAAAAAATGCGCCGTCGGCATACTCAGCCGCCACCGCATACTCCAGCGTCTCGACGTCGCCGGCGGTGGCCGCCGCGGCCGCGCCCAGCGCCACGGTCGTTCCGCCTGCCAGCGCCTCAGTCACTAACGCCGAGTTGTGCGTCAACGCCAGCGCGCGGCCAACGTAGTTCGTGAGAAAGACCATCAACTGACTGTCTTCCATGTCGCGCAGATCGTTGGTCAATTCGATCGACTTAGTGAAATTCACATAGGTCAGTGCGGCCGTGCCCAGCACCGGCGCATCCCGATCGACCGTGCCCGGCGATTCAGCGGTGCTCACGAACACATTCGCCGATCCGGTTTCAGCCGGCACGTTCAGCGTTGTGCCGCGATAACCGTTGAACGGCGTCACGCCCAGCGGCCCGAACAGCGCGCTCTCGTTCCGCTTGGCGACGATGCCCTGGAAGTGCGCCGTCGGCACGAGCACGCCGCCATCCTCGGCGGTGGTCACGTTCATGTCGGTGTCGTTGCTGGCCGCCATGAAATCGGTGAGCTGCGCATTGTCGAGCGCGGCCAGGCCGCTGCGATCGCCGCGCTTGACGTAGGCCGCCGTTGCCTTGAGCGCGTTGTCGCCGATCCCGGTGTTCTTGTTGAAATTGAACCCCTGCGGCGGCGCGCTGTTGCGGCGCGATTCGACCTCGTTGAATGAGGCCGCCCGCTGCTCGATCGCCGAATAGCGCTCGATCTGGACTTCCAATGCCTTGATCTGATCCTCGATGCCGGACATCTCCACATCTTCCTCGGGCGTCAAAGCGCGCTTTTCGGTCTCCGCCTTCTCCAGCATGGCGACCTGCCGCACATGAAGCGCCTTGCGCTCATCCTTCAACTCTCGCGCAGTTTTCATGACATTTCCTCCTCATAGATTTTTTCGAGCAATTCAAGCCTGCGGCGCTTCAGCGCAATTTGCGCCTGGCTGTTGCTGCTAAATTCTTCCGCGCGATTGCCGGCCAATCGGCGGAAGGTCTCGTCGCTGGTGGCCACCCGATCGATCATGCCGGCGGCCTTCGCGTCGGCGGCCGACAGGACGCGCCCCTGCCCGTAATCGCTGCGGACCGTCGCCGGCGAGACACCGCGCCCCTTCGCCACGTCGGCGACGAAGAGATCGTAATCGGCATCGACCAGGCCCTGAATGTGATCGCGCGCCTCGTCGCTCAATGGCTCGTCGGGATTGCCCTCGACCTTGTATTTTCCGGCGTGGATATAAGTGATCTTGATCCCGATGTCGTCCATCATTTTTGAAAAGTCGGCATGGTAAGTGAACACGCCGATCGATCCGATCAGCGCCTCGGGCGTGGCGACGATCTCATCGGCCTGGCTGGCCAGCCAGTAAGCGGCCGACGCGGCCAGGTCGTTGGCCAGCGCGACGACGTGCTTGGTCTCGGTCAGGCGCCGGATCTCGGCCGCCAGTTCCGGGATGCCGGACACCGTGCCGCCCGGCGAATCGATGTCGAGCAGCACCGTGCCGATCGAGGGATCCGCGCCGTGCTCGCGCAGCACTTTGGTCAATCGCTCGACTGTGGCGCCGCCGAAGAAAGATGACCAGAACGATCCGCGATGGGAGATCCCGCCGATAATCGGCACCAGCGCCACCTTGCCTGTCTTCGGTCCGGGCCGGATCGCCGCGGTGATTTCCTCTTCCGACACCAGGATCGATCCGGTTTCTGCCAGCGTGGCCTGTAATGCGGCTTGCAGCGCTTCCGGCCAGATGGCCCAGACCTCGGCCTGCGCCCGCAGCAGTAGATCGTTGAATTCTTTTTTCATGGCGTTTCCCCGAGGGTGACGGCCACGTTGTCCGTGGTCGTCATGTTCAGCGGCATCAGGTATTTGTCGAGCGCTTCCTCGTCTGGATTCATGTTCTCCAGTTCGCGCACCTGGTTGCGCGTCATCCAGCCGGTATTGATCGCGCTGGCGTAGGCCGTGTAACGACTCACGATGTCGCCGCGCAGCAGGCCATTCACCAAAAATTCACTGAAGTACCGCGAGCGCTCGCGCGGCAGCAGCAGCCGGTGGCTGATGGCCTGTTCCCATCTCACGAGCCAGGGTGTCAGCGAATAGATCACGAAGTCCAATGATTGCTGTTCGATATTGCTGAAAGTGGCGTTGGAGAGATCGGCGACCATGTGCGGGGGCACGCGAAACATGCGGCAGATCTCCGTCACCTGGAACTTGCGCGACTCTAAAAATTGCGCGTCGTCGTTGGGCATGGTCAAGGGCGTGAACTTCGTGCCCTCTTCCAAGAGGATCGTTTTGCCGGCATTCTCGATGCCGCCGTACTCTGCGGAGAAAGAGCCTTTCAAGCGCTCGTAAGCCTCTGGACTCATCACGCCGGGATGCTCGAGCACGCCGCCGGCGCGCGCGCCGTTGGCGAACAGTTTCGATCCGTGCCGGGTGAGCGTCAGCCCCAGCCCGATCGTCTCGCGCGCGATCCCGATCATGCTCATGCCCACCAGGCCGTTCATGCTGAGGCCCGGCACGTGGAAGATTTGATCCCGGTTGTAAGTGATCAATCCGGCTTGAGGATCGCGATATTCGTAGATCAGCACGCCATTGACGCGCTTCGGCGTCATGTACTGCGGGAAGAGCGGCCACAACTCGCGCACGCGCCCGGCCCCGTCGTCGACGATCTCGCTGTAGCTGTTTCCCCACAACGTGCAATGTCCCATCGACGTCTCGCGCCACTGGAACGAGGTCATATCGTCGTTGGGGGAATCGTGCAGGACGCTGTAGAGGGAATGATCGGCGGCGCGATCCTTGCCGCGGCCGATGCGCTCGTAAGTGATGAGCGGCAGCGTGGCCACGCCCTCGGCGAGCACGCGCACGCAACCCAGCACGGCGCTGAAAGTCAGCGCATTTTCCGGGGTCACGTAGACGCCGCTGGCAGATTGGTTGGTCGCCAGCAGCATCTTGACGACCTCCTCCGTGGTGGAGGCGTTCATGCGCGGCGCCGGCGCCGGCTCCGGCTGCGGATCCGTCGCGATCGTTTTGGCTTTGCGCTTGAAGCGATCGAAGATGCTCATGTCCACCAACAAAAAAGGCGCAGACCTCCGAAGAGATCTGCGCCGTGTGCCGGCCCCGCCCGTGCATCGGAGCCGCCGTTTCACTTTGCCTGATCCATTATATCACGAGATGTCAACTGTCCGGCTCGACGCGCACCCGGCCGCGATCGTCCTCCAATAAGCGCACCAGGGTGCAGCCCTGGTTGTGCAGCTGCTGCAATCTCACCACCGCCTGCGCCCACTCCAGCGGCAGCACGAGCGCCACGGCGCGCGGCTGCGCGGCCGTTAGATCGATTTCCGGCCGGGGCTGCCTGGCCTGGAATTCAATCTCGTCTCTCATAGCGCCCTCACGCCGCGCGCTGCGTACACGCTCTGCGCCTGATGTGCGTTGCGCATCGCGCGATCGAGCGCCATGATGAGCGCCACAATCCCGTCGATCTTCTCGCGCGATTTCTCTTTGTCCGGCTTGATGTTGCCGGCCGGGTCCATCCCGGCGACGACGTTGTCGGCCATCCAGTTCAGCACCGGGTTGTTGCCGTGCGCGATCGTGTGGCTCATCACCAGGCGTTCCAATTCTTTCATCGGCGGCGACATCGAGGCATAGCCCTGCCCGAACTCCACCATTGTCAGGCCGTTGGACTGCAGCACGTTAGACACCCGCGCCGCGCCCCAACGGTCGAACGCAATCTCGGCGATCTTGAATTCTTTTGCATCTCGTCCAATCTGCTCGAAGATGAAATCATAATCGATCACGTTGCCCGGCGTCGAGGTCAGATAACCAGCCCTCTGCCACACGTCGTAAGGGACCCGATCGTCGTGCACCCGCTTCAATAGATTGTCCCCCGGGATCCAGAACCTCGGCAGAACCAAATACACATCCTCGCCGGCCAGCGGCGGAAACACCAGCACGAACGCCGTCAGGTCCAGCGTGCTCGACAGGTCGAGGCCGCCATAGCAGGTCCGCCCCGCGAGTTTTGAATAGTCGATAGGCAGTCCGCATTGTCGCCAGTGCTCGATGGGCATCCATTTGGTCTCACTCTGCGTCCAGACATTCAGCTCGAGCCGCAGGAATGAATTCTGCGCGCTGGGCATCTCGATCGCCCGCGTGCATTTGCGGCGCATGTCGTCCCATTTTTTCGAGACGCCTAAATTCGGATTCGACTTGATCCACGTGCTTTCATCCTGCCAATCGTCGCCATCATCTAATGTATAGATCAGCCCGAAGAAGCTGTCGTCGTCGATGACCCGATCGAGAATCTTTTTGCTGTATTCGTTCAGCGTCCAACACAGCGACTGCCGATCGTAGCCGGCCGTCGTGATCCCGAACATCAACGGCTGCCGGCGCGCGCCCGTGGCCGTGTCTATTTTGTCCCAGACCTCGCGCGTTTTATGCGCGTGGATCTCGTCGATGACGGCGCCGTGAATGTTCAGGCCGTCGAGCGTATCCGCATCTGCCCCCAGCGGCTCGAACTTGCTAGCCGTCCCCTCGATGTTGAGATTATCTCGAAAGGTTCTAATCCTCTTCCGCAGCATCGGCGAGGTCCGTACCATCCGTACAGCCTCCTGGTGGGTGATACGCGCCTGATCGCGCTTGGTTGCTGCGGAATAGATTTCCGCGCCAGGCTCACCGTCCGCCGCCAGGAGATATAATCCCACCCCCGCTCCGAGTGTACTCTTGCCGTTTTTGCGCGCCACTTCGATATCCGCAGTTCGATAACGCCTTGATCCGTCATCGCGCTTCCACCCGAACAAGGTCCAGATCAGAAATTGCTGCCATGGCTCCAGCGTCAACGGCTGTCCTGCCCACTCGCCCTTCGAGTGTTTCAAAATGCTGAAGAACTTCAGCGCGTGCTCGGCGGCGCTCCGATCGAAATGCAAGCCCCGCCCGGTGCCGTGCTCCAGGTCGTCGAGCTGCCGCCGGCAAGCAGCCTGAATCCAATGGCCCGCGATCTGCCTGCCGCTGATCACATCGGCGATGTACTGATCGGCTTTCCATTCATTCACTCTTGACGACCTGCGCCGCCGGTCCGAACAATTCCATCTCCAATTGATCGGGTTGTTCAGGCAGCGGCACTTGAATGCGCGATCGCGCGCTGGGCGTCATGCCAAACTCTGCCGCGTAGGATTTGAACAGCGCACTGTTGTCACGCAAAATCTGCAATGCCGGATGCTTATGCATCTGATCGAACTTATCTTTGATGACCAGTCCTTGCGCCTGGACGATCTCTGCGGCGCGCCAGGCCATTGCATAGTGCACGCTCATTAGCTCGAACGCCGCCTGATCGACATCGGTGAAAATTCGCATCTCTTGCAGCAGCGGCAGATACTGATCGACGAACGCGTACATGCCGGCATCGATCTGCGCCGGCGTAATCTTCGCGGATATGCGCGGCTTTGGCTCGCGCTTATTCAACTTGCGCTTGCCCGGATTGCCTTCAAGTTTCTTTTTAGCTGTCGGCTTCGGCTTGCGTCCGCGCATTCTCGCTCATCTCAAAACAAGCGCACGCGCCATTCTCATCGATCGTAATGCGCTTGAGGTTGCACGTGAAGTCATTGCTCATGCCTTGATTGTGTTTGCACCTGACATTCAGGCAGAGCAGCTTCACGATCGGCTCGAATTCAAATTGAATTGCAATTTCGTTTGGCATTTTCATCCTGTACCAAATTCGATCAATTTCGCGGGTGTGTGAAAAAGGC